CTCTTCTTTACTGCAAACTGCAGCGTAAATGGTATCCCAAGAAGGAAATTTCTTAAGGATTAATTCCAAAGGAACACCATGTTTCGAGGAAATAGATTCTGCGAGTGCTAATCTATCCGCGTTGAACTGTTCTTGTTTGACATGAAGAAACCACTCATACAAGAATGAGACCCCACTATAAACGTCTTGGGTGTATGGGTCGACCACTCTCGAGGGTATGAGAAAACTACCACTCTTAAGCAATGAATCCTTAGATAATTGAGCTACCCAACGATTTAAGTCTTCTCTATATGCAAAATGCCTTTTCAAGAAAGATGCTTCATGAATAGTCAAGCTTTCTTTCATGATCCCATCTTTATCGGCAGGGGTACAAACCATACCAAAATGTTCGAGAACTACAGCACTTATGGTAATATTGTTGAAGTATGGTAACACTTCTTCTTTAACCGAGGCAAAAACGTCATCTCCATAAATTTTGGCTAAAACGTAATCGAAAAAGTTTTTCCCAGGGCACAACACCTCCCAGACATACATGAGAATAAACAAACCATATAAGGTGTTCTTCTCTGCTGTGCCAAACATCCCCGAGGGAGTGAGGCCCACAACCTGGAAGAGATCATTAAGGAGTGCTACGTTAATAAACGTATTATCGTTTAAAATACCTGTAACTATGCAAAGAGCTTCTTCATTATAACCCAGATGTTTTAATAAATCGAGAACTACAGTGTGCACATAATGTTTGAGCTTAAACGGCATCTTAGTGTCGTACTTCTTATAATCCAATTCTATAAAATACTTTGAGAATTGAAGCATACTCTTTACCATATTGTCAGCAGCTACATGCATATTACTTCCAATTGCGGTACAGAATAATTCTTGTTTCTCTTGCATTTGCGTCAACAGTGGAGCCAAGAACATGCGATCTATGAAAAGGTGAGATAGAGGACCGACGAAAAATAAGCGAGTGTCTCCCGCTTCGATCTTCTTTCTCGAACGGACCTCATCCTTTAGAGCTCCGCGATATATGCAAGATCCTGCCTTCTTTTGAAGATAAAGTTTCATAATCCTATCAACGTCTTGAAGTAAATGTTGCTTCACGATACGTTTGCCATTTTCATCAGTCAGAATGTGATCTCTCTTCTTACCAAAAAAGCCATGACCTGCACTAGTCGATAAATTCATTGAACGCAAATACGAATCATTAGCTGCACCATTTAGTGTTGCATCAAAAGTGAGAGGTTGTATAGGCGAACATCCTTTACAAAATCGATCCAACATGAGTGCATAAACTTTATCACAAATTTCCTCCGATAGTAC